TATCTTTGGAAGGCAAAAACCGGGCGACGAATCGTCCGGGAAAACTTCCGAGGTGAATATTTACCTCCCCTAACCGTGGATCCAATTACAACTTGACGCTGTAATAATGTAATTTTGTGGATACACGATTAGAGCGCCAGTAATAGGCGGCTGTCGGCAAAAGGGCACCGACGATTCGGCGCACGGAACGTCATCTAAGATGGATCATCGTGCGGATTTTCGAGTCTTTACTGACAGTGTTTTAAAGTCTTCTCTGACTGATTTTAGAGTCTTTTCTGACAGTGTTTGGAGTCTTCTCTGACCGCGTTTTTGAGTCTTCTCTGACAGTGTTTTTAGATCTTCTCTGATCATATATAAAGAAAAATGTTCAGTCTACTTGGATTAGAAGGACGAGTGTGCTGATTAAACCAACAAACCCATCTCCCTATCCCATTCCTCATTATAAGTGTTGTAGGTAGAGACAGCCGGATAACTTCCGGTTATCTTGTAAAATTCTGAAATAAAAGCTTGGGAGTATTTATTAAAAATTTCTTCTGGATGTTGTGCCAATTCTCGACACACATCTTCAATGTTCATTTGACACGCCATTTCAAAATCAGGACACTGGCGAATCCAATTCGGCGTTTCCAAAAGGGTTTCTAGGGCCATCGGAGCACGATAAATCGAACCGACTTTCCTAAATCCCCGCTTGAGATAGGCAACTTCAGACAATTTCCTCCATGCAACTAGGTCTCCTGATTTTGCCTCGTCTGTATATGTCATTCCAAAAGTGGCGTATGCATCTGTCACGGTAATTTGATTAAACCAATCTTTTATAGAATCTGAAAAATTTATTACATTATCATCACCATAGGACACCATTGAAACAACGTCGTTAAATTCCGGTGGCGTTATTCTGGCCTGCTGTGCTGCGCGATAATATGCTATGCGCATTGAAACTGAATTATAAAACGAATTAAGAGCGGTAGTCAATGGATTACCAGAAGGCTGTGAATGCGAGAGGGATATGAATTTACCCTCGCACATCCAAATACTATTATAAACATCTAACATTAAAACACGACGGATGAGGGCGTTCTCTTCACCATCATCATAGAAATTATTCACAACTTCAACAAATTCTGACAATATACATGAATTTAGTGTTCCATCAAATGATGAAAAATCTCCAGCAAATATTTTATCACCAAAACGACCTAGTTTCTTGGCCGTTACAGTCCAATCATAACCTACAGGATTGGTTCCTAGAGATTGTTCATTTTGAATTCGATTTTCCATTATGTGGGCAATGAACCCCAAGAAATACATTCTAACAGCTATTGTGTAGTCCATTGGACCGTTGGCGAACACTCGCGTTTTGAGAGCTCGTACTTTCTCGATGGGTCTCCTTTCATCTTTAAGAGTTGCAGTCCACACGACAGGGGTTCTAATTCCCCGCTTCGCTTGTGATATTCTATTATTCACGCTATTCCTTACGGTTTCATCAAAAATAAATGTTTGGTCGTTTCCAAACCAGCCTGTTTTCCCGTGTGTTCCGCCTTTTCGTTCAAGAATCCAAGGGTATCCAGCAGAACTAGCACGGTTGATAGGACCCAAAAATTCAGAGTCTTCGCTCCCTGCCACGGCCTCTTCATATGTGAGGACTCGTGCTAATTGTTCGTCTCTACCACTCAGCAATAGTGGTTGGACATCTGCGATTGCTCGTTTAACCTCAGAATCGTCAATGTAAGGTGTATTGACGGCGCATTTTGCAATATTCTTATTCATTATGTTGGTGTTTCTATCCCATAGAGCGCTCGGTGCGGTGGTGGGTTCTGAGACGCGTCCATGGATTATAGAAGGTCGAATGTCAGTTTTATTTGGGGTGAATGGTACTTTGGAACATAATCCAGCAAAGCCAAATAGAGCTGCTGGCATGGCGAGTAAATTGAGAATGGATCCGTGATCATATTCGATTTCGCATTGTAAATTTACGGAAACTACTTCGAAATTGGCGAGGTTATCAAAATCAGAGACGATAACATCGTCGAATAGCACTAAAGTTCGTTCGAGGTCAGCTTGTGTCACAGATTGGCCATATGCGCGCCGACCATCATTGTCGCCGGCGATGTGAATACCGGCAATTTTCCGGATCATGCTATTTTCATTGCATATGATGGGACCGCCACAATCACCTTTATTGGTGTTAAGGGTGTATTCTATTCCATCACGAATTTTGAGGACACCTCCTTCTATCAATAGACTAATTGGTATCATTGTAGCGCGTGTGTTACCTAACACTGTCAAAATATTTTTAC